CAGCGTTATCCTCAATACCTAGAAGCTTGGTTATGTGGAATGGAGTTGCATGTCCTGGGCTTATGTTCGTAGCTGCTGGCATTGAAATAATTGGATCTGTTGCCGTTCCGTCGTTCTGGACTGGAGAAGTCACGGCCAAGCTATTTACACCAGTCGAGGCGAGGTTCCTCACTCTTTCCTGTAGCTGGTTAATGAATTGAATTGCTCCGCCAGTTGTTTGAACTTGAGCCAAAACGATCGTGTCCAGGTTCGTCGGAATCGAAGGTAAAACAGTCGGCAGCTTGAAGGCTGGGTCGTTGTAATTGTTTACCTCCAAGCAAACATATTGCAATGCATTGTCAACAAGAACCAGGTCAGCGACTGGGTCCCAGAGCTGGAATCCTCCACTGACCACAACCGTTCGACCTGTGACGTTGACCTTCAATCCTCCCGAGGGAGCTGCGTAAACCGCTCCGCCTGGCATGAATTTATTCATTGTCACGGGTTCGTATGGAGTTCCAGTTTCAAAGAGGCCGCCGCCTAAACCGTTGCTCATAATGCCTCCTGCCCGAGCGTCCTGGCTCGTTGCATTTCCTGCATGATTGCGGCGGCAATTGATTGAGGGTCGCCGCCTCCGCCTATGTTGAAGTTTTGTTCACCGATATTAACGCCTTGCGAGCGTTGGTCCAGTGTTGAAAGTTCTGAGGGAGTCGTTCTTTTCAGGGCTCCAACGATCGGCGCGACAATACCGGCCAGGTCTGGCTGAACGAACAATTCGCCTGGACTTGCAAGAACTAGCTGCGAATCATCTGGACCGCTGCCGCCAATAAAGCCCGAGTTCCTGAATCCTGGTATCCCAGCTTGTCTTGCTTCAAAGGCTTCTTGAGCTGTCAGCTGGCCGAATATTCCTGACCCGCCAGGTCCGACCCTGCCGCCTGTCAAGCTCGTGTTGAAGAATCCAGCCGATCTTTGCAAAGCCAGATTGGAACGTCTCAACGCGTCTTGTCCTCTAGCCTCGGAGTCGAATTGTATTGTCGCTACAACTCCAGAGATCTGATTCCTCAATGCCGATCGAAAAGCTGGTCCAGCGTCAGCAACGCCCTCGCGGAACGACGAAGAAAGAGTATCCCTCAGGCTCCCTCTAACGCCGCGTGAGGAGTTCTTGATATCCTCGCCGCGTCTTCTTGCTTCCTCCCGCTCGAATTGCCTGAACGCCTTCTCTTCCTCTCCCTGGAGCCTTCGTTGTTCCTTGTCGAAGGCGGTTTGATTTCTCTTGTCTTCCCTGGCTTGTCGGTCGAATTCTCGTTGTTGATCTCGGAGTAAGCTTTTTTGAGCTTTGTCGTCTGCCGCTTGCCGCTTATCGAAAGCCTTTTGTTCCTTCAAAAGCTTTTCGTCGGCTGCCTTCTGCGCGGCCAGCTCCGCCTGTTGACGCTGTCGCTCGTCGCGTTGTCGAGCAAGATCAATCGCCTTGTCTCGATTTATGTCGAGGTCTTCAGCGATCGAGTTCCTTGGAGCGGCGGCGGCCTGGTTCGCTTTTGGAAGGTCGCCAGAAATGATCTTTTGAAAGCTCTTGTTCGCCTTGGAAAAGTCGTTGAGTGAACCTCTGAAAGCGAGTTCGTTTTGACGACTTCTAGACTTTGCCGACGATTGGAATTTCTTGATAAGCCTGGAGTTTTCGCGCCCGAGATCCTCGGCCTCCCTGGAGAAAGCCGCCGCCGCGTCAAAGTCAAAAGACAAAGCAGCTTTCACCTGCTGGGCTCGACGAGCAACAATCAGGATTGCGTTTCCAGCGACCTTGATACCAGCGACAAAGCCGTCTATCAAAGTCTTTATGGTGTTCACAGAGGTTCTTACAGTGGCCGCGATAAGCTTGAACGTTCCAGAGAAAGCGAAGCGGAGTCCAGTTATTGCCGCCTTGACTCCCTCGATACCTCCGATCAGTTCAAAGCCGTCCTCGACGAGCTTCAAGAATTCCGTCCCGAGCTTGCCAGCTTCGTTCTTGGCAAAGGCCAGGGCAACCTTCAGCTTTTGGCCGACCGTCTTGTTGATCTTTCCTGTCGCTTTGTCGGTCGCTCCCAGGCTGTTCTGAGCGTTTGTCAGTGATCCTTGGAACTTTTCAAGGCCGTCTTTCGAGGTGAGCTTGAGGACCGCGTTAGCCGCCTCAACGGAGCCGAACAATTGAGCCGTGACCTCGGTAGTGGAAAAGCCTTGTTCTTCGGCTCTCGCCAAACCTTCTTTGAGGTTTTCGAGAGATCCGCCGAGACCTCGAGAGGCCAGGCCGGTCGCGGACAAGTCGATTCCAAACTGCTCTGCAACGGCTTTCGCCTCCTTTGCTGGCTTGACGAATCCTTGTATTGCTGCGCGGGTTCCAGTCACGGCTTCAGCGGTCGACAGTCCGCTTTGAGTCAAGGTTGAAACAGTGGCTCCAAGCTCTTGAATCGAAACCCCTGCCGAGCTGGCAAGAGGCCCCACTTTACCGATCGAGGCGGCCAGCTCTGGAATGTTTGTAACTCCGTCTTTCACCGTCGAAAAGAAAACGTCCGAAACAGCTCCGGCCTTGTCGGCTTCGAGCCCGTAGCTCTTCAATGTTCCAGCGAGGAGCTTGGTTGTGTCTTCCAGGTTTCCAAGGCCAGCCGTCGTAAGGTTCGCGGCGTCTTTGAGAAATGAAACTGCCTTGGTCGGTTCGACGCCCGCAGAGATCGCTTGATAAAGAGCCTTAGTCGCCTCGACGCCTTGGATTCCAAAGGTCGCAGCTAGATCCCTGCCGTCTTTAATGATTGCTTGGAGAGGAACTTTTGTTTCGTCAACGATCGTCGCGACCTCTGCCGCTGACTTTTCCAATGCCAGGGCGTTCGTCGCGAAACCTGCCGCGAGGGCACCTCCGCCGAGTATCAATCCCAGGCTTGCAAGTGGACCGGAAACCAGGCCGGAAATTGCTCCGCCAATGCCTCTAGCCGACCTGGTCGCTGCGCTTGTCAAACGAGAAAAACCGGAAGCTCCACGCTTTCCAGCTGCTAAAACTGTTGAACCTGCTCGACGAGCTGCCGCACTGACCTTTTCGATAGCGGTCACTGCCTTGCGAGAACCTTGGGCAGTCTTTGAGAAAGACGTTGTTGCAGACCTGGAGGCACTGTCAAAGGCCGCTTTTTGGTTTGCCGCCGCTTTATTGAAATCGTCCGTTGTCGCTTTGACAAAGCGGCCCGAAGCGTCTCTAGCTTGCTTCAGGCCTTTCTCAAACGGGGTTGAATCGAAACCGACTTGGAAATTGAAGGTCATTTAGCTCTTACCTTTCGCGGAAAGCCAGGGGCAAGACGGAGCTCTCATTTGGGACTCCTCCTCTTCCCTGATCATTTCGTATTGTAAGAGCCTTTCCTGTTTGGAGTAGCCTCCTACTTGTTCTCCAAGCTTCAAAAAGTGATCCTCTGGATCGTCCCAGCCGAATCTCTCACCCAGCCTGTGAATTAAGTAGAGGCGGGTTCTGGGTCGCTTTTGGACTTTCTTTCTGAAATTGTGTTCTCTTGGCCCGTCGAGGACTCCCCGACGAGCGGGAACGCCAAAAAATCAGAACCAAGATCACCCCACAGATCCATTTCGTTCGAGATCGTCATGATCCCCTGCCAGATCCGGTCGATATCTCCGCCAGTCAGACCCTCGGCCGACATTTCTTCAATGATCTTGTCAGCGGCGGCGTTTCGATCCGCCTGGGACTTCTTGAAGGTTTCGCGAAAGTCGACGTCGAAGGATTGTTCCTCGTGCCAGTCAAGGCCGATAGCGATCGTAAAAGCCTTCAAGCGAAGGTCTCTCTTGGCAACAGCTTCTTGAAACTCAACCGACTTTTCGTCAGGCAAGATCGAATCAGGTCTGCCGCCGCCGATCGCGGTAACAATGACTGGAACTCCAGTGTAATCCTCGGGGAAAAAGTGGTGAGTCCTGCGAACCCAGCCGACTGGAACGGCTTGAATAAAGACAATTACGTTGTCCATTCCAACAGGCCGCTTCAGAGGCAAAGCCACTCTGATCTTTTTCTTCTTGTTCTGCTTCGATAGTTTCATTGGATTAAAACCTTTCAGGTGAGTCTGTTGTTGGAAATTAAACCGTCAGAGAGCGATCAAAAGAACTCTGACTCTGGCTCAACGTCGCTTGAACGAATGGAGAAATTGAGCTTGTTCGACCCGACTTCTGCCGCGAATTCGATTCCAGTGACTTCACAATCGTTGTAAGTCAAACGCTCGTTTTGAGTGTTCTGAGCGCTTGGGTCAATGATTTCAATGATCACGTCAAAGTGAAACTTGGAGCCGTTTGTTGGCTTCGAGGTCGCGCCTGGAAACTTCCCGCTCATGAAATCACGAGGAGAAATCGGAGGACCGCCAGGCAGCGTCTTGGTTCGGTAGCTGGTGTAATGACCATTGATCGTCAAAGTGGCCGGTTGAGGCTCGCCTCGTCCAAAGCCACGTATCTTAGAGCGGTCACGAATCGGCTCGCCTTCGGTGTTGTGAGAGGCGGACAATTCCAAAATCATGTCCATTTCCAGTTCGTTGGGAACTGGAGCCCCGTCTTTGAATTTGATCTTGATTGACTGAAGATCACTCAGCTGTTGGGTTGTGACTGTCATTGTTTACCTCGACGGTCCAGAGTTTACTACGCGAGCAAAGAATACGCATGATAGCCCAATTATACCAGGCGTTCGAGGGTTCTCTGGGATTGGGTCAATCCTTCCCTCGTCAAGCCTTACGTTGCCCTGGATATTGTGAGGGGCCGCGCTGTCAAGGTCCAGGATATCCGCAGAAAACTTTGAAAGTCCAGACTGGACCAGGTCGGAAAGACGGTCGAGAGCAACTGTATCGCCGTCTGCGCGATCTCGGGCGAACCGAGAGAAGACGTTGACGCGAACCTCAAGAAAGAACATTCGCCGCCGATCGCCAGCTATCGGCCTTGGATCTTGCGAGCCGATAAAAGGGTAATACCACTCCTCAGCGCCAGGACCATTTTGCTCGTATTCCTCTGGAAGAATGCGAGCAACGGAGCCCATAATTTCCTTGATACGCTTTCGCAGTGTAAGCTTGGCGTAGGTTCGTATGAATTTGCTCACTGGTTCCTCCTCGTCGCCGCCCTGATTGCTTGGTCAATCCTTGCGGTCGCTCTCCTCAAATTGACCTCAACGATACCCGAGGGAGCCTGGTTGGAAGAGCCTCGTTCCAGAAAAACGATATGGAAGACGGAATTCTCGAAGCGGTAAACCTGAGCGGGAGCCCCAGGTATCGAGCCGGTTCTGAAGTTTTGAACGATCGACGGTTGACTGTTCACCGTCACGTCTCCCTCGCTCGACAACGTCATTGAGTAATCCAGGCCGCCGCCTTGCAAACGCCAGCCAGCTCGGGCTTGTCCAGTGTCGACCGGAGTTGCCAAAACGATCGCATTGAAGAGGTCGATCATGATCTTTCTAAAGACCAGCTCCAGGTTGACCTGGCGCTGACGAACGACGTCAAAAAAGCCGTCGATCGCCTGGATAAAAGCGGCTCCCTGCTCTTCAATTGTCACGTTCCGACCCGCCTCACGTCGCACTCGTAAATCTGTGAAAAGCGGTCGAATTCAACTCGGTGAATCCTGAACCGATCGCCGTCAGCTCCAATGATCAGCGCCCCTTGTTTCGGGACCGTTGAAGCCATGTCAATCTCTGCGAACCAGAAGACTGTTCCTCTTTGCTTGGAACGTCCGTTTGCTTGGTCGGTGTAGGTGTCGGTTGGTCCGTTCCCCCTGCCGCTGCCGCCGCGAATAGCTTTAAGAGAAATGCTTGTAGCGAGGCCTGCTGGGAGGAGCTTTCCTGTGTCCTGGTCTTCGACCCTGGGCGGCGTCTCTTCATAAGTTACGTCCTCTGGATTGGCGTTCAAGCTGAACATGAGAGAAAGGTCAAGGTTTGGACCTACCATCTTAATCGCCTTTTCGTTGGTGTTAGCTGCGTGTAAATCATTCGCGGACTGTCCGCGCCTTCCTTGGTGCAAGCGTCTCTGTAGAGCTTGTCGTAGCACTTGATCTGAGCTGCGCAAACCTCATAAAACTTGTTGTAATCGACCTTTTGACCATTCGGAGCTGTCACAGTTGGCGGCAGGTTCGTAGTGGGAGCCTGGGCCGCTTGCGTCAAGTAAAGGTCTTGAGCTGCGATCCACTTATTCAACAGGTCGAGATACTTCGCTGACAATGATTCTTGAGCCATGATTCCTCCAAATAAAAAAGCGGCGGCAAACTAAATCATAGCTGCCGCCGCCGCAAATTTCCGCTGCATATTGAAAAGCTCAGGAATCAGAGAACGTTGTAACTCCGCGTTACTTTGCGAGGTCCGTTCGCTCTCCAGTGGAAGCCTCCCATCATACCCGCTCTGACCTTCAAGATCACGCCGCGAGAAACGTATTGTTCGGTGTTGGTGCCACCGTAGGAAACGACCTGCATTCCCCAGTTTGACAGCCAGCCCCAGGCTTCTTTGAAATTGCCATACCAATACATGCCAGCCGCGTTCGCGAGAGACGTCGAGACGCCCGTTGAGGCGGCGAGGCGAGCCACTTGTTGAGAGTGGTGCAATGAGGGCGTAACGTTCAAGCCATTGCCACGAGTCAGCGTCTCAATGCCGCTTGGACGAACCTCGCGGGTTTCGATCGCGTTGACGATATGCTGGGCGTTGTAACGGTTCGCCTTGGAGGTCAACAGGTTCACTCCGTCAGTTTCAACAGCACGACCAGAAACTGGGTCAACCATTGCGTCGAGGAGATCTTGCAAGACCTGGAGGGAGTTTTTGTCAACGAGAGGATTACCAGGGAGCTGGTTGGTCCAATCAGCTGGAGGTGTTGGGGCTCCAGTCACGTAAGGCGCAAGACCCGCTCCAGGTAAGGCGCGAGACCAGTTGTAATTAACCAGTCCAAGGGGACCGCCCTTGAGGATCTTGTCTTGCTTTTCCCAGGCAATAACTTTGCCGACCTGGCGAGCCTTATCCATGACTCCCATTCCGCCGTTTTGACTGAGTCGCTCAAAGAAGATATCGCGCTCTTCGACGGTGATCAGGCGGCCAAACTCCTCGGTGAGTGGAGTTTCAATGAACTCGCGACCAAAGCCGATTTCTTTGAAGGCTTCGCCGCTTTCGCGGGTGTTTGGTTGCTCGTCTTTGAATTCTTGAAACCAAGGAATCCGCTCGAAGCGGAAACGAGAGGCCCGCTCGGTGACGAGCTGCGCCGAGATATCGTCTTCCTCTTGCATGGAAAGAGCGATCTCACTGAAGATAATCTGGCCGCCGAGAGGACCGAAGAAATCTCCAAGGCGGATTGGATCGCCGCTCTCCATATGCAAAGCACGAGAGTAATCGTCGCCGCGATTGTTCGCAACGGCGGCCCAGGCCTCCGCAGCCATAAAGACTTTTGCCAGGTCGTGAAAGTCAATATCTCGCGGGTCGATCGTCAGATCCTTGCGAGCTTTCTTCTCGACCAAAACTTCCAGAGCGATAGTGTTGGCAATCCACTTCGCCGCTTCATACTTTGCCCGTCGAGGGTCGCCGCCGAAACGCTCAATGACGTTTCGCAGGTGACGCTCGCGGATCTTGCCGTCTGTTACTTGAACCAGTCTCACTTTAATCCCTCCGATTTAAGGAAATGAAAACAACTGCGTCCCAAAGAGGACAACGCCCAGAAAGGGAGGGCTTAGGTTACGAGAGCTTGAACTCCGCCGTCAGAAATTGAAGAAACGATCTCAACTTCGACCTCGGTGATATTGTCGCCGCCAGCTCCAACGAGTGTTCGAGCCCGTCCAATGGATTCCTCCAAAGTGGCGACCTTGATCACTGCCTGATTCTGACATTGGAAATTGCCGCCGCCGATATCAACAGCGCTGACGCCAATGAAATCGCCGTCCTCAATGTTGTTTGCGGGAGCTTCCAAGGGATACTTGTAAACGCCAGCTCGCGACAAGGTCGGACGCTGGCCGAGATCTTCGTCTGGAAGAGCGACCTGGTTGATACCCCAAAAGAAATCATGGGCAGCTTGACGAGCCAGCAAAGCACTCGCAAAGGCAGCTCCAAGCTCGGAAACGGGAATAGGTCGCTTGTCGGAATCACGGCGAGCAGTGATATCCCCACGGTGTAAAGCGATATCAACAGGCGGCGGCTGGGGTGCCCTATGGCCTTTTGTATCGCCGTTCACATAACGATCATTGTTGTTTGAAATTTTGTAAGGCGTTGCCATAGCGGACTCTCCTGTGAATTTCCTCTATCCTAGCGTGAATTTACAATCTGACAATTGCCTTTATTGAGGCAAGTCAGTGCCACCTCGAAGGCAAGCAGCGAAAGCCTTGCGGTTCTCGACGGTCATTTCCTTCTTGGCGAATGAATGAAGCTCGCTGCCGCCCTCGGCTTTCTTGGACTCTCCGAAGAAATCGCGGGGAGGAGTGTCAGCGTTTTGGCTTGTGGTTCTCGCGGCGTTCAGCTTGCGGAATGATTCCACTTTCGCCTTGCGCTTTTCAAAGCTGTCAAGGGCTTTCAACGAATCAGACAAGAACTCGACCTCAGCCTTTTCAAGCTTGAAATCAATGATCAGCTGCGCCATGTCTTTGTCAAAGGCGGCTTGCAGGTTCTGGCTTTCAGCTGCTTTCAATCGGGTCTCGAGGTCTTTGATCCGAGCGGCTTCAGCTTTCTGGGCTTCAGTGGCTTGCATGTCTTTTGTGACACTCTCAACGATCTTGTCGTAGAGGCCAGCTTTTTTTACGTCTTCGAGTGTGATCGGCTTCATTTCGTCCTCCGAGGTTTCTTTTTTCTTCTGAGAATCTACCACGAACCAGTTTCTTCTGGTTTTCTGTGACTCGAAAAAGCCCTTTGTGGTCGCTGGGTCAGGAACAACCGCCAGGGCGAGAACTTGCTCAACGTGATCAGTCCAGTGCCCCTCGAATCCTTTTTGCTCCACGGGTTCATTTACGAGTGCTTCGTGGCTCATTCCGAAATTCTTTGGGTCGTTCGCAGCGTTCCAAAGGAAACTTTTCGCAAGGTCTCCAGCACCCATATTTACCTTGACGTCACCCCAAACGCCAGAACCCTCTCGAAATTGAGCGTTGCAAGTTACGCCAGCCTTGGTCAACAGACCTCGTCTGACGTCGCCAGTTTTCATTTCCTCCTCGGAGGGGTGGAGATCCCAGATTGGAATGTCGTTGTAGAGGTTTCGGTTGACGGCTTCTTGCAAGGCTTTCGGCAGGTATCCATAGCCGTTGAGTGACTTGATCCCGCAAAAGTGAACGCCAGTGATCAAGCCTTTTTCGGCGTCAACGACCGGGGCCTGAGCCTGGGTGTGTTTGTAGTCAAAGACTGGAACTAGTTTCATGCTTCACCTCGGAGAGAAAACGATTTTGCGAAAGATACCTTGAGCTTGTTCGTGAATTGTCGCCGCTGTTTCAGGGTTGATCAGTTTCTTCATGCCGCCCCTGAGACGAGTCAGCAATCGTCCGACCTCCAAGACGTTGTCTCGCTTGAATTTCATTGACCTGCCCTCGAACATTTGAGGAAAGATCATGACCTGAGACTCGACCTGGGTCGAGAAGTGAATAAGTCGGACAATAAGGCGAGGCGGGATTCCAATCAAATCCTCTCCAGTTTCTCCGTCGACACCGTCAAACTTAAGCAGCTTGACGGTCCAAACGCTATCTTCTGCGAGCATTGGGAGGATCTTTTTTAGCTCCTGCATGAAGTATGCAAAAAGCTCTTCGGTTTGTTTCAGTTTTGGTTTTGTGATTTCCATAGTTATAACCTCAGAGGGAGTCGGCCTGTTTGGGTTCTTACTGCTGGCGTAGAGGCCGGAGAAGCTGGCATTTGAATGAACGCGTTCCAACTGACCTGGCCGCCGCCGCTCGATAGGATATCAAAGCGACCCGCCCCGACGATATCTCTTTTGACCGAGTTGCTTTGACCGTTGAACCAATCCTCGTAGGTGGTATGAGCTGGCAAGGCTCCATTGACGCTTGCTCTCTCCGAATCCGATAGCAATCCTTCAAGCTCAGGAACTCCAAGATCAGAGTAACTTTTGGTGACTGGAACGTAAGTGCAGCGGCAGTTAAAACCGTCTGGCAAAACTGGGCGGCGGCTGCCTGTTGGGTAGACCTCGCCGTCCCGAGCTGCGTGGTGTGCCCTGGTTCGTGAGTCGAGCGTGGCAACGTAGCGATAACCGTCGAGCAGTGGTCCTGTCGATTCGTCGATTGACCGCTCCAAGAACCTCTGAGCCACTCGGTGAGTTTCCGTCCTGGCGATCCTGACTGCCCGGTTTCTGTCGCCGTTGAAAAGGGGAGTCAAGGCGCGAGCTATCTGGGCGTTCGATTGACCTGCCGCCGCCCCGTCTCGAATTATTGAAACGATTTGCTCGGGTTCCTGCAAGCCTGATAAAAGCTCGGCCCAGCGCGAAGCCGAAATGACTTCGTCAATCTCTGCCAGGGTCGGAGGATTGTAAATCGCATTTGCCCAAGCGGTCGAGGATCTTGTCGGGACTGGCAAGCCCTCCATGGCACTTGATCTTAAGTCGTCCTGAGGGGCCGAGCGATCCTCCTCAAGACGGAGCTGGGGAGGGACAATAACCTTGACGCCAATAGGTGAGGGAATCGCCTTGACGGTCCTCTCAAAGCCTTCCCACCAAGAACGAGCCGCCGCTTCCCTGAGCGATCTCTGAATTAAAGCCATGGCCATTTGCGGAGCAAAGCCGAGAGCCGCCGATTGACCGCCCCTGGCGAACGCCCGCAACTGCTCTCTGTAAATACGATCGACCTTGCCAGCAAGCCAAAGAGAATGCCTCAATCGCTTGCCCTGCAAGGTAAAAAAGATATCGCGGACTTTTTCGTTTAGAGTCTTGACCATGAAATCAGATCAAGGCGTGAAAGTGAAGCCGTTCGCGGCGGCGAGCTGAACAGCAAGATCCTCGATCATGTCCTGCTGGTATTGCTCAAGACGAGAGAGCGGGTGATCGTCAAACTCCGAAGCGTCTTCAGTCGTGTTGATCTTGAAGAATTGCCCATTCTGCGCTTTGTCCTGGGCAACGCTTCGCATGATCTCAAGGCAGCTCTCCTTGAATTGTTCCTTCGTCGCTGGTATCGCTGGCATGATTCAGCTCCTCTTTGGATTCAAGCCGGTCATAAATCTCTTGACTCAGCTTTGGGTTTTCGTCGCGATAAGAAAAGGCCAGGAGATTCAAAGCTCCTCTTGCCCTTGGATCTCCCAAGCTTATCACGATCTGTTTCGGCGGCAGATCGTCATTCTCTGCCAAAAAAAACGGTTTTGTTTCGTCGTTCATTCTTACTCGTCCTCTGTGGTCGGCATTGGTAGAGGCGGGAAAGGGTCAGCAAAAGCGCCCAAAGCACTCGCCGCCTCCTCCTGGATCGCCATTGTTTCTTGTTCGTCGTCCAGGCCGAGAGAGGCCCGAGCTGTCTTCTTGCTTTCGATCTTGTTCTGCACAAGAACTTGGTGTTTTTGAGCTTCCTTGAGGCCGTCCTCGGTGATTATTTCTGGACCGATCACAGTCACCTCAAACTCTTCCTCCCAATCCTCTGGAACTTCACCCAGGTCGGCAGCTCGATCCAGAGTCTTTTCGTAGAGCTCTATTTCGAGGTCTGCTGTATCGGCCTGGCGCATGAGCAACCTCATGTGAACCGGACCCTGAGCAACGACCACTCCCGAGCTTCCAAAGCCCTTGGAGTCTTGGTCAGCTCCGATCATGAATGGAGCCATAACGATACCAGCTCCAATTTCTCGAATCACCATTTTGTGAACCGCGACGCCCTTGGAAATGTCCAGGTTCGCGAAAGGCGCAGAAGAAAGCTTCATGCCTGGGGGAACGTCGAGCATTGAGCCCTCGTCGACAAACTTCTGCCGCCGCTTATCGAAGTCGACAGAAATACTAGCGAAATCGACGTCATGAAAACCGTCCGAGGTTTCAACGACGTCAGCGTCGCGGTCGGCCAGCTCGGTGATCTTCGACATGAGAGTTCCGTTGTCGTGTTCGCGGATCATTGCAATTGAGGCCTGGAGCCTCTGGATCGTCGTCATTGCTTGGCGCAAAGCGCAAGCGTCCTCTAATGCCTCAGAAACCCAGTGAAGCTCGGAGACGCCTCGGAGAGTGTTTGGCGTCACGTTCCATTTCTCATGAATCACGCTTTGACCGTCGACAAACTCTCCTCGGTAGTAATATCCAATGACGTCCTCGACGTCACCTCCGCGAAACCTCACGCCCTGGTCAGTGTCCGCCATGCTGACCCTTGACGCTGGCGTTTGAACCATTGAAGGATCAAGAAATCTGATCTTGAAATAGCCGTCGCTGCTCGTCGCTGGAGTCAGGCGCAGAAAGACTTCGCCGTCAATGATCGGTTCAGTGACGAGGGCTCGTTCTTTCTTCTTGAACTTGTTCTTTTTGCGAAGGCGGCGGATCACTCTCTTCAGTTGCTTGCGCCGCTTCTCTTGCTCCTCAAAGGCTTTCGGTTCGCTTTCCTTGTCCGCCTTCATATCCTCGCGAGCGATAACGTCCCAGGTCATTCCTCGCTGCCCTACGGTGTAAGCGACAGAGTTCTTGAGGATTGACGCGACGTAAGGATTTCCAGAAGCTCTCAAGCGGCGAGCGTTCGCCCTTGCTGCCTTGGTCGAAAACCTCTGTATCTGGTTTCCGCCCTGGACAGAGAAATCACCCGAGGCGAAGGCGTCGAAAGGCAAGCCTGAGAACTGCCGCAAAGGGTCCACGAGGTAATTCGTGAACCCTCTCTCTTGGAGCGTTGCCTCTACTTTTCTGAGAGCGGTCTTGTAATCAAAAGCGGCTTTATTGCACGATTTCTTCAGTGCTTGGATCGTTGCTGGTCCCATGAATCCTCCAGTGATTGGACTCACCCAGCATAACTCAGAACAGCTCTAAGTCGACCGCTTTAAGACGCAAATAGTGATTGCTCAAAAAGCATTGTTGGGAAGTGTCCGAGCCTGCAATTAGTTTGGAAGAAAACTATAGCAGGTTGTTCCTGAATTTCGGTATGCCACTTCCAAAGGCAGGAATCACCAACGACCTCCTGGAACTTTTCCAGTTCTGGGATATCGCGACCGACCTCTTCTTTTGCCCAGACCAGGTCGGCCAGGTTGTTGAACATAAGATCGTCCCAGCCGAGGTATGGATAGTGTTCAAAAGCGACCTGGGCGCAAGCTTCCCTCGCCGCCTTCTTGTAATCGTATTCAGTCATTGAAATCTCAATCGTTGTAAGCTGGCGGAGCCACTGCCGCCGCCGTTGCATTGTCTTGCGAGACGTTGTCCAAGCTCTCCCAGCATTGCAAGAAAGGGGAGGCGTCGCGGGCTGCCAAAAACAACCGTCCAGAGGGGTGAAAGCGGCAGCACTCCGAGCCAGAATCACCGTTCGCTGAAAGCGACAATCCGTTCCAGGGAAAGCCGTCGATTAAGTCTTTCATTTCCTCGTCTTCAGGAATGAAGCGGACCATTTGAGCAAACGGTGAAGCCGTTCCAACAATGCCGACCTGCCTCCCGTTTGGGTGAAGGTCGCCGCCCCTGAGCGTTGACATAGTCGACCCCGAGGGCATACCAGTGAAATCAATAGCTCCCGTGTCTCGATTGAACTTGCCAACAAACACGCCAGCGCTGCCGCCAGTTAAGATCACGTATCGTCCAGAGGGGTGAAAGCGTATCCCTTCCATAGCAGCTATTACGGGCGTTCCAGTCTCGCTTGTCGCGTCAGCTACCGTTGTTTTATTGACTCGAATAACTCTGACTTTCGGAGTGGTCCCAGTGATTGACACTGCAACGAAACGAGAGTCAGGGCTCCAATCCATTTCCGTATTGTCAGCTCCGCCGATCGCCACTGTTCCGATTGAAACCCAGATTGAGGTTTTATCTCGACGCCAAACGTGAACTGTCCCAGGAGCTGCCGCCGCAAAGAACTGACCGTTAGGGGAAAAGCGGCAGGATTTCCACTGCCCAAAGGTCGCCCCTGGAAAGTTTGTCCAGGCTCCAACCGCTTCGTGTTGGTCGAACGCGAGGTATTGAGGTTCGTCGTTCGCGGGAGCATAGGCGAGGAAGTCGTTGAGCGGTGAAATGTCCACGTCGTTGACGAACGTTGCAGCGGTCGCGGGCATGGCTGGCGTTATCTTCTCGAAGGTCTTTCCTCGAACCTGGTAAAGCTCGACGCGTGGCGCAGTGGAATGACACAAAACCAACAGGCCGCCGTTCCTCGAAAACCGCATGTTTTGAGGCTGTGCGAGCGGGTTGGTGTCAAGGAATCCAGTTATCTTCTGATCACTGAAAAGGAAATCCTGGACGGGTCTCGAAAAGGGTTGGATTCTTGGATCGTAATCAGATCCAGGGACGTGAACAAGAGCCGCTCGTGGCTTTGGAGCCCGTTGTTCGGTGATAACAAAGAACCCCGCAACAATGCGAATAAAGAGGGCGTCGTTCTCCTGGTAATCCCAGAGACGGCTTGAATTGACTGGGTCAGGAGACCAAACCATTGAAAGCGAGCCGTTGATAATGACCTGGCCAAGAGGCCCCTGCTTCAAGATAGAAGTCAAGTAGCTCTTGCGAAACACTGAATTCGCCGCTTCGCTGTGAAGGTTAAAAGTCACCGTCGCGGTTGTGTTGACTCTGTAACGTTGACCTGGCACGAGAGTGATTGTTCCCGCCGAGGTCACGTTGACGCCAGCCAGGTCGCCAAGAGTGAAAACCTCGGATTTCCAGCCAGTCGACGATTCAAAGACGAGGGAAACATAAGCTCCGCGAAAGGCGGAAACCCTGCAAGCAATGCCGCCGCTCACAAGTGTTCCGTCAATGACCATGGAGCCAGTAAGGAACCGGATCTTTAGAGCCCTTACGAGGCTTGTAGTCGTCACCCAAAAGCCGACCTTGTCACCGTTGCTCGGGCTGGCCGGCAGGTCCACAGTGACGTCCGCTCCGGCCGAGGCCATGTTCAAACGGTAAACTCCCGCGTTTATGGCAGCGGTGAAGCTCGACGTCTTTGGAGAATCTGGGTGAAAGAACACGCCCGAGGATTGATCAATAAAATCGACCAGGCCCCCAGGTGTAATCCCGAGAACCTGGCCAGCTGTTGGCACTCCGCCAGATTGGTTCTTTGGTTGTAAGCTTCTGACTTCTAGCGGTTCGCCACTCATTCGGGCCTCACAATGCTTTGGTGAAAAAACAAGGCGGCGGCTTAACTCCCTCGCCGCCGCCTTTCAAGGCTCAAGTTCAATCGCTTGAACGGTAATCAATCTGAAGATTGTCGCCAATGTTCAGAGGGAACCCAGAGGTTCCGAGCCAAGTGATAACTTTGCCAGCGACAGAGTAATGAACGCCAGCGATAAGTCGGGCTCCCTGGTGCCAGAGCTGAGGTGTGGTTCCAGCGACAGGAGTGAAGGTCAGCTGTTGAGTCATGATCGTATCAGAGCCTGAAATGGCCTGAGTTGAAGTGATCAGCTCGCCGTCTCGGAAGGTTCCGACTTTATTGGCGACCTCGTTGATAGCTTCAATGATCGTTTGGGCAGTGGTCGCCAAGTCAGCGCCAGCCGTCAACGTGTAAGATTTCGTGAGCGATCGCAGGATAATATCGTTCAGGTCTGTCGTGTTTCCAATGATCACGTCGACAGTGTCCTGGTCTCCAATCAAACAATCGCCGTCTGCGCCAGCTCCGCGTTTTGCACCTCCACGCATGACAGCGTTTCCACCGTCACCGTCTTTCGAGGGCGAGATACCAGCGTCTCCACCCTTAAGGATTCCGTTTCCACCGTCTCCTGGAGGTGTGTTGTTTCCAGCGTCCTCGCCACCGTCGCCGCCAGTAAAGACCGCGTCGCCACCGTCTCCAGCTGGGTTCACCCCGGCTTGAGTGGTTCCGTTCTGTCCACCGTCTCCGCCCTTAAAGGTCGCAACGCCTCCAGCTCCAGAAGAAACAATACCAGCTGTCGGAAGCGTAACGTCGCCACCATTTCCAGCTGAGTAAGTCGCTGATCCACCGACGCCGCCGTCTCCGGAGTTCCCGACGCCTGGGCCTCCCTGACCGGCCTTGATATCCAAAGCGTAACCGAGCCCTGTTGTTGCTGGGTTCTGTGTCGGCAAGATAGTGAATTCTTGAACTGAGGTGATCTTGTCGCCTGAGCTGAGGGAAATGTCAGTTCCGCCAGTGGTGTTACCAGAAGCAAGAGTCGAGGAAAGGTCTTGGGTTCCGCCAGTCGTGAAGACGGTCCAGGTCAATCCTGTTCCCGAGCCGCCGCCGATCGTGATTGGATCATTGTTCGTGAGGGTAAATCCCTTGTCGCCGTTCGCTGTTCCCTCTTCGACGAACACGAAAGCGTTTGCAGTGACTTCGTCGTCAGAATCGAAATCCTCTGTCCGGTCGAGAGTGTAAACGCCAGGCCCCTGCGTAAGCTTCCAGAGTCCGTTCGCGTCAGCTCCAAGGCCGCCGACGTCGCCCTCGTTTTTGAGGAGGATACGATCGTCATTCGCCCCGAGAACACCGTCGATAGTAATGTTTCCAGCGAGACGAACTCCCGTGATCTGACCTCGGCCAGAAGCTCCGCCAGTGTCGTTGTAAACCGCCGTGCTGACAAAGCCCATGTTGAGGAAGATATCCTGGGTAGCAAGGCGAACGCTGGCTTTCGTGTCGAGGCCTTGCACGGCGTCGTTCAACTGTTGAAGGTTGACAGCGTCGGTCGAGGCAACGCCAGCTGAAACGTTGGTGAGCTTGAAGCCGCCCAGGCTTTGGTCAGCTGTGAAAGCCTGGGAACCGTCAGCTTGAATAAGTGTTTCTGTGATCTTGGAAACAGCGATCGAGCCAGCCGCAAACTTGTCGGTCACAGTGGCCTGGTCAAAGACTCCAGACGCCATTAAGGCGCGACCGGCAGCGCTGGCCGCCAATAAGCCAGCGATACATTCTGGCGTCCCGACTGCTCCGTCTTTGAGGTGTTGTTGTTGGAATAATCCTGCCGCACTCATGTTTTACTCTCCTATGTTGCTTTTTGGTAATAGGCTAGAAGCTTTTGACCAGCAAGCATAGCGGGAGCCAAGCCGGTCAGGGTTAAAGTCTTATTCGTGGCTCCCGAGACATTGAAATGAACAGTCCTGAAAAAAACTGCCGACTCCCAAAACAAGAGAATCGTTTCTGGCGCAAGACAGTCTTGGCTCAATGTGAACACAGTCTGACCCAAAACTGCCGTAAAAAGATCCGAGGTCATTGCGGTTCCAGGCGGACCTGGTAATCCTCCGCCGCCAGATCCTCCGCCAGATCCTCCTTGGAAATCGTTTCCAGCGTAGTCGTTTTGGGACATGGTCAAAAGCCTCCGATAATTCTCAGGCCGAATTTAGTGGAAGCGTTGACCGCGTCGAATTGGTAGGTGAATTGAAGCCCGTGCTTGTTGCGAACGACGAGCGAGGGCAAGACATACCACTGACCTTGAGGCAGCTCGGCGGGAGTGATCTGAATGGGCCGCCGCTTTGCTACCAGGTTGGTTCCGTCGTCTTCCAGAGAAACCATTTCTCCCCATTCGTTTGGGGCAAGCTGGACAAGGCTTTTTGATTTCAAGATCAGTTCGGTTGCAGAGCCCCAGTCGATTCTTAGAGCAACCTGCAAGCTTTTATTGTCGCTCGCTTGGAAGGCGGGAGCGATCTTTTCAGAGTTGTCAGGAACAACCAAGAACTCGACGAGATCGCTTATCTCGGACTCTTTGACTGCCCCTTTTTTTTGCAGAGTGCTTTCGATCGTCACGTTTCACCTCAAGCTATTCTGGTCCTCTTTTTCTTCCGCTTAACCTTACCATGAGAAAGCAAGACTGCCAGCCTAATCGCCATTTCAACGGCGTCGGGTCCGTCGTCGTGACCCTTTGGAAATCTCTTGAGCTGAGAGGTCAACAAAAAACTGTCAGGATTCTGGACAATTCTTATCCGCCTGGTCGACAGCTTGGGCTCAAGACTTCTGATTCTCGCCTTCTTGCTGTCGCTGTTGGTGATCTCGACGAAGGGGATATCGAGGATAGGTTTTCTCTCTTTACGACGCGCAAAATTAAGTTCCTTGAGCCGACGCTTCAGCAATGGGAAGAGGAGCTTTTGAAAGCCGTTCCCTTCGACTCCGAAAAGCTCAGGGCGGAACTCGATATAACGCTCGATCATGTCGTTGATCAATTCGTTCACTCGCCGCCGCTTCATGTCAATCTCAATCCAGAACAGCTTTTGAGTGCAAACTCCAAGCTTAACGATAGCTGAATAATCGTTCTCGTCGTCGGTCTCTCCAAGCGAAGGATCGCAGGTCATTGTCTTCCAGATCATTTCTTCTGGGAACTGGTTCGCGAACAACCATTCTCCGAAGTATCGAGGGTCGAAGACTGCGTCAGCTGAGGTCGCCTCGTTTTGGTATTCCTGGTTGAAGCTGCCGTATCCCTGGTCCACTCTAATCTTCATTAAGCGAAGCGGGCTGAATCGTTCAGGCCAATAGGACTCGAAGCCCTTCAGCATGGTCTTTTCGTGTTGTTCGTAAAAAGCTTGGGCTTGCCGCTCTCGGTCTGGCTTCGAGTGGTCGGTGTAAATACGCTCCCAGGTTTCCCAAAGCTTCATGTGAGTCGGCCAGGATTTGATCGCTCGGAATTTCTTCGTCACCCAGCCGTTGCCGTGTTCGTGAAGAGTGTTTACCAGGCCGTCCTCGTGTATTGTCGTTCCAGCTACAAGAAAGGCTGTCCCAGGGTTTCCGATCGGCATGATCGTTTCTTTGACCCAGCTCTTGACCTTCTTTCGCTCGACCTCAGACCACTTGTGTTTGTCGCCTTCAGGGTCGTCCATAATGACCAAAGACGGCCTGACAGCTCCCTTTTTGGTTCCTCGGATCGCGCCAGCTGAACCGACAGCTTTCACCGTGATTCCATTCTTCGAAACAATCTGACGCTTTGACCAAGTCTCGCCGCGACCGCAAGCCCAGGGATAGTCCTCGGCCAGCTCCTCGTTCTCGTCCAGTTCTTTCTTCACCGACTCGACAAAGCCCTGGGCCTGGTCAATGGTGTTCGAGCAAACAAGGATATAGCCCTCTGTTTCGTGAACGATTGACCAAAGAACCAACAGGAAGGAAATCACGGTCGACTTGGCAGCTCCACGGGGAGCGATAAGACAGAGCTTGTAGTCGTCCTCTCGTTCCTTGTATGAAAACCTCAATGGCATTAAGGCCGAGTCGTCAAGCCAGGTATGAACGACGTTCTCTGGGCTTGTAAAGTAATCCGGGAAGTATTCTTTTCCCCACTCCAGGATACTCTGATCAAGCTCTCCGTCGCAGTCAATGCGCCTATCCCAAGCCCTCTCTGCCCTGGAGAGCGTCTCCTCGACAGTTGCCGCCGCTTTGTTTCGTTTCTTCTTTCGCGCCATGTCTGCAACAAACTATCGAAATATGGGTTTTGGCAAAAAGCTGACAATTGCTGGGCTGAATGAAGTCGAGCTGCTCGCCTCGAGCGGACCTAGATTGTATCTCAAGCGTGTTTAAGTTTGCCGCGTCCTTTGCACCGAGTGCAGATCGTCATTCGTTGAAACCAGCTAGATCCCTTCTGGATCACTTTGCCCTTTCCTCGACATGGCTGGCAATTCTTCCAAGCTCGACTGCGCTTCTTTCCCAGGTGAGCTTTTCTCTTGTTCAGCATAAATCAGATCCTCAACGCAATCCTCGCACAAGTCCCAGACAGTATCGAAGCGGTCTGGGTCTTCGTCGTCTTGGATCACTCTCAATTCGTCGTCGGAAAAGGTTCCGCAAAGTGTCAATTTATCGAAGGTTTTGAAGCAGCTGTCGCAGGTATCAGGAATCACCTCGACCTCATTTCTTCGCCTTTGACTTGCTTGGCTTGTTTGGCTTTGCAAGCTTGCGAGGTCGAGCGTGTTTCTTAATAAAAGCCTTTCTCTTTTCCCTGGCTGCCGCCTTCTTGGCTTCGCCTCCCTGGCTTTCAAGATATCCTGGGTTGACCTTGTATGCGTTCTCTTCTTTGTGCCAGCCGAATCGGAAAACTATCCATTGCTTTTTGGGACCAACTGGTCCAGTAGCTGCGTCGATCGCCAGGTGACACTGATCGCTCTTGTTCAGCTCGATCCCGGTTGCAAGCTCCAGGTTCCTCAAGCCAGATAGAAACACGGCAAGCCTTTGTTCGACGGTGTAAGTCTCTTTGACCTCGGCCTCTTCTTTGGCGTCTTGAGTGACCGCCTCGCGAATAACCAGGTCCTCCTTGTTCGCTTTGTTGATACGGAACGCGCAGCTCTGGCAATAGAGCCGGTCTGTTTGGGTGTGCCGCCAGCGATATCTGTTGCCAGAGATTTCGATTCGACAAGATCGTCTGGAGCATGTTTCGGGCTTCATTGGTTGACCTTTCGCAGTGAGTCATTTATTGGACAGCGTCCGACTCGCGAACGCCATACCTCCTCAGGATACGAAAGAAATCTCTCTTTGCCAGTCGCATTTTATTTCTCGGGACGTAGTCCATAGCCCAGGCAGTGATTTCCTCAACGAGCAAAGCGAATTCCTCAACCGTCAATCCGTCACCGTCCAGGTCGTCGACACCGCGAGAAAGACGCTCGGCCTTGAGCAGTCCTGGCATAACCTTCCCAGTTCCGATCGCAAGGGAGACAAGAACTTTCGGACTCAGCTTCTTGAGCTTGTCTTGCTCCTTCTTGTCTCCAAGTTTGTCAGCAAGAATTTTGGCAGGTTCAAGCAAAACGCCCATGAGGCCCTGAATGTTGTTGGCATGTCGATCGGCCATTTTGCGACCTTGCCGCCGCCTTTCTTTTAGAGCTTCTTGGTGCTTTTCCCTGGCCATAGCACGATCCCAGGCTCGCGCACGATTGACCCAATTATTTTGTGAGGACCAACGAGAGAATGATCGGGAGCGTTTCGTCGAGTCGTCGCCATGCAGGTTTTCGGCTGCCGCTTTGAGAGTCCGACCTGGTCCCAAAGCAAGATAAGAACAGAAAGCCTCGTAAGCGAGCGGTGTTTCCTTTTCGAGTTGGTCCCAGATAGTTTCTGATTTCATTGTTTCCTCGGATCTTTACTTTCAAGGTTCCTGGGTAGGGTGAGATAAAGCGGGCGTCTTTCTTCAAGCAACCTCGCTGAATCCGTTGCTTTATGGGAACAGAGGTATACTCCCTCGGGTCGATCAATCCTCCAGATTGGTTCATTGTCCCTGAAAGCGAAGAGTGAGCGCTTGTCGGCGGCGAGTAAGAAGCAGGGCGAGCTTTTTGTCGTCATAAGGGCAGACATACACTTTTGAGAGAACCTGAAGACTGGACAGCCTTGAATAAGCTCCAGGAAGACTTGAGAGTCGAGCGGGTGAAAAGGGAAATCATAAGCGTCTCGGATCACTTCATGGGACTCGACGGAGCCTTTGTGAACGATCGCTGTGGTTTGCTTGTTGTCTGTGGTTGGTTGAATGAAAAGAAGGTCGTCGGTTGTTCTTGGAGCTGCAAGACGGCAGTGGCCGACCATGAGCAGAACTTGACTCTGATCAGTGAACGGGAGCGGTATTTTAAGATTGGGATGCAAAAGTCGTGATCTGAGCGAACCGTTGCGTTTCAAGGAATTGAAGGCGGCGAGCCTCTCTTTCTTCCACGAAATCCCCCACTGGTCAGGACCCTGGACGGAGGCGAGCTTTGCGATTAAAGTCAGAAACTCAGGATCAGCAAAGCCGCCTGTTGAAATGAAACCAAAGGCTCCAGACATATCAACCTCAGAATAATGTGAGCTGCTCGTCGATCTGAAAGACTCGGTTAGAGCTCTCTCGCCTTGACCTGGAACGCGAACGTTGAGCAGCTCGTTGACGCTCGATAGTTTTCGTTGTTCTTTGCCTTGCGCGGACAGCGGAGCGAACGTCATAAGACAAGTGGCAGCGCTGGCATAATGCGCGAAGGTTTTCGAGGCGGCAGTCCTCGGGCGTGTGGTTCATGTGGGCGACAGTCAAGACGACGCGAATAGCACGACGCCAAGCTCTATCTCCCATGAAGCCCTTGCGAGAGTAAACGAAGCGACCTGGGTTTGAGATCTTTCTTGATATCCAGGTTCCATTTCGAGCGCTGCACCATTCGCAGCACTGACCGGCCTCTGACCTGACCTTCTTGGAGATCTCTTTCCAGTTGCTCGGATATCTCGGCTTGTTTTCTGGTTTGATTGGCATTGGAAACCTCCTTGTCCAGTGTCCAACTAGAGAAAGAATGAAGATCCCGTTTTCTTTCATTCAGAGTAGTGGACAAACGCAAAGGTTTCCAGTGTCAAAGTGGAGCTTTGATCAAGTTCCTTTGTCTGTGGGAACCCAGGCCTGGCCGAAAGACTTGCCTTCAGCTCTGATTTGAGCGGAGCCTCGGTGATCGTAAAGACGCTCGACCTCTTCGAGTTGCATACCCAGCTCCCGCTCAACGTCGCTCTTCGAATAGTTGAATCGGTCAATGAGTTTCCTCACGATATCGCCCATAGGCTTAATTCCGTGGTTCCCTCGCGCCCTGTTGTGCCTGACTGTCGAGCAAATGTATTGATCTTCGGTGAGGTCAAGAATCACTGTCGGAACCCAGCCGTCAGTTAAATCGAAAACCTCCTTGTCGGTCTTGGTCAAGTGGTGACGGTGAAAGCCGTCAACGATCGTAGTCTCGTCTTTTGACAAGAGAATCGGCATGGTCCAAACGCAAACGATCAGGGACTGACGGAGGAGCTTGAACTCCAAGGGGTTGACGTGATTCGGGTTGTAGTCGTTCGCGGTCAGCTCGTGGACAAAACGCCACTTGAGCTTTGCGATCGGAGTCAACGCGATCTTTTCGCGGGGTTTCTTTGTTCTCTTCATGGTGAGCCTTTCATGAAAAAAAAAGATCGGCGGCCCCCAAACAGAGGCCGCCGCAGATTTTTGGAGGTGGAATTGAATGAGTTTTTGATCAGTTTCCGATCAGGAAGAAATCGAAATCGACTTCGCCGCCGCTCGCTTCGAGCTGCAGAATGTGGTTCGTGGTGTCAACGACTGGGTAACGCAAGCCGCCAGCGTAAAGAAGCATGATCCCACCTGGCTGAACCTTGTTCTCGTCGACGTTCGCATTGAACGGAGAAATCCAAGCAGTCGCTCCGCCCTTACCACCGACAAGCAAAACGCCAGTGTTTGACTTGTTGCGGATCGCGAGAAGAATGACGCCAGAAAGCGCAACGGCTTGACCTAGTGAATCCTTGCCGAGTCCCTGGCCGACGTTTGTGTTTGCAAAGTCGTGAACGTCAACGTCGCGAATGGCAGCGTCTGCGAGCGTCTCGGAGAAATCCATGACGACGTTGCCTTTGCCTTCTCCCAGGCCGTCCTCAATGAGAGCCTCGAAGCGGAAATCAGGCCGCCCTTGAACCGGAGCCTGAGCGCCCAAAAGCTGCTGGACCAGGCTCGAAATGCTGATTGATAAATCTGTCCGTTGTTGTCTTGTCATTTCGCCCTCTACTTTTGGCTAAAATACTGGCTTAACGTTCTACCTTTTAACATGCCGCGAAAAGCAATCATAGCTAATCTTTGCCAGGAGATCATGGTTTTCGGATCTGGTTCAATGTCGGGAATCGGAACCCCTGGCCTAGTGTCAGAGTGATACTTGAGAAGCCTCCGGATATTGTCCGAGATATAAGCCCTCTCTTTATTCGGCCATTGCATGATAAGGCCTCGAATGTAATCGCGCCAGGTTTCGCCTTCCCTGGGCATGACACAACTACGATCGCGTTTGGCATACAACGCCGAGTTGGAATACCTCGCGGCGCAGTCAGCTCCAGGGACACGGCTTTGCATTTTGTCCCAAAGGTCTGGATACAGTTTCTTCCAAAACCAGAGATTCGCTGACGGTTCCTCGCCAAACGGGGGAGTGACGCGTTGGTTCACAACCGGGACTCCAACACGGTGAAATAGATCGTAGGTTCTGTTGTAATCCCAGCCGTGTTCAAGAGGTCCAATCCAAACGTCTTCTGTCTTCCAGTCATAAATTGGATCGCAGCGATAGATATGCTTCCAGGTGTTATCGGCTCGAATGAAAGCCTCAAAGCCTCTCTTGGCTGTGATCATGCGATAACGAATCAGGCTTTCCTGGGTCCGACGCCCGAAAAGAATTGAGATCGTTCCATGCTTTTCAGCTGGGAAGTAATAACCGAGCTGGTCGTTGTAAGCAGTTCGCGGAACGTCTGGGAAGTGGTTGTGATTCATTGACTCAGGCGGCAGTGGTCTGCACCATTTATCCTCGTCCTCGGGAGCCCAGGCATACCACCAAGGGAGGCGGCGAGAGCAAGCGTTTCGGTGTTTGGTTGGAACGCAGCACCAAAACATTTCAACGTCTGGGCGGTTGTAAACGCGGCGGACGTAGTCCACTGTGTCAGGCGATATCGCTTCCTCGTCTCCAAAAAAGACCTTGACCGGCCCGCGTTTCATTTCCCTGGCTACCTCGAGAGTGACGTTCAAGACGGCGGTTGAGTCTTTGCCGCCGCTGAACATAACTACGAAATCGTCGGCAGTTTCAATCGCGTGACGGACGCGAGCCTTTGCCATTTCAAAGACGTTCTCGCTCAGTTTTCGCATGTCTCCGTGGCGTCTTTGCTTGCGTCCGTTCATTGCTTAACTCCCCTTTTTTGCTTCCAGTTTCCCAGAAACCAACTCGATAGCGTCGTGTTTTGGATCTTTGTGATCCAGTTTCTCGCCGTTCACGAGCGTTCGATTAAACATGGGGTGATCTTCGCGAGACGGCCCCTGGTCTGAGTCAGGGTGAAACGCGACGACGTCCATACGAAGGTTTTCAGTCATGAATCTGTGCCATGCTTCGGCAGGGATCACAAACAATGAGCCGATCTTGAGAGGTTCCCTCAGAGGGTTTTCTGGATCGCTTTCTTTGTGTCCGTCGTCTTCGTAGTGTTCACAAACGCCCTGGCCGCGAGCAACAAAGCCAGCTCTGAGGCTGGGGTGAGTGTGAAAAGTCTGCTCGATTTCAGGAGGGAAATGAAGCAAGTTCAAGACTGGATCACCGACAACAGGCGGCGCGATAAGGACCGAGTCAGAGCAGCCGTCGATATAGGGAAGGCGTCCTGCAGACTCAATCGGTCCTCCGACATTGCCCATTCCCAGAAAGCCCTCGACGGAAACGATCAAGACCCTCGATCCCAGTTCAAGAAGCTCGACCAGGCCGCCGTCAGGGAGACAGAAATACTCGCGGGCGTTGACCACTTTGTCAGGAAAGCAATCGCTCTTAATTCTGACCCGTCCAGAACCAACGAAGCCAAACGCAGCCCCAATTCTAGGGATCGCGCAAAGGCGTCTCTGTGAATGTTCCTTGGAGGCGTTCTCGAAGCCGTAAACGCTGATTCCAGGCTCTTCATAGAGAAGCCCGTTGTATTTGGTGAAAGCCGCAAAGCCGTCCTCTGGACCGCGAGCAGCCACCTCCTCGACTGGTTGTTGATCGCGGTCTTCAGGAACTTCAATGCCTTGGATCAAACAAGCATGGCGGAGCAATTGATAGATAGGAATCTCGTCGGCTTCAGGCTTTGCTCTGAATCTCTTGACGCCGTCTTTCTCCTGGATTTCCAGGTTATCCAGAAAGCCCTGGGCCGCCGCCGCCCTCTTGATACTTTCCAAGCTCAACGGTGATTCCTCTGGAAAGTCACTGAGGTTCACCCAGGGGCGGTCAACGAGCTTCACTTGCTTCTTTTTGGGTTTGACTTGGTAAGGTTGCTCCGCCAGCGTGTCGAGGACTGGCTTGTCCAGTTGACCCCTTGGCTCGTCCGACCTGGTCCTGGTTGGGTGAAGCTTCAAAAACTCCGCTCTTTCTTTCATGGCAGATCGTTCGCTGGCGTTCATTTCGCGGCCTTGAGAATTGACGACAGCGGAGAAAGCGGCCTTGTAAGTGTCAGAGTCCTGGGCGTCGATTTCGTCTTCCTTGGAAATATTTGGCTCTGGAAGAGGCTCGATAGGCTCGATCCCGGCCTGTTCCATAGCGACCTTTGCCGCTTCGTTGGGCTTGGAAAGATCAGCGACTGAATTCCCGAGCTCCGAATCTGCCTCGGGGAGCTCCGCCGCGTCGGCCTGGTCGTCAATGTCAGGATCGCCCTTTTCCTCAACTGCCGTTGTTGCTTCGACGGCAGCGATTGCCTCTTTGTGATTCGCTGGCCGCCGCTTTCTGGTTGCCTTATTGGTGGAAGTCTTCTTTTTTGCCATGGTTCGGTTCCTTATTTCTTCTTGCTGAATGCTTCGAGAATTACATGCAAAGCCGCCGCTTGAGTGGCGAGCTTCTTATCCTTTTTGACCTTGTTAATAACCTTTCTGCAAAAGTCGATTTGAGGTGCTGGGCCCGTGATAATCAGGCTTTGGTGTGATCCAGTTGGAGGAGTGGCTGGGCCGCTCTCTTGATTGGTTTCGGCGTTCGCTTCATTGGCTAGGCCAGCGAAGAAACTCGCGTCGTCCTCGGTTTGAAACATGGCTCCGACTGCTGTGTTATCGAAGCCGGTATGATCGGTGTTAAACGAGGTTTCTTTAAGACCCTTGAATAAGCCTTTCAGAGATTCAGTATTGAACCGAGAGAGGTCGCTTGATCGGTTGTCGACAATCTCCCAGCCGACAAGCTCTGGACCGGCCAGGTCCGTCTCAATGTAGTAAACCTTTTCGAGTTTCTTTTTCACGCTGGCCGGAATGTTTTCGTCTGCGTGAATTTCACAGATCGTCTCGAACGTCCCGTTTCCCTTCCTGACCGTCATGTTTGAGTCAACAACGATCGGCGTTTGTTGTTGGAAAGTCAGGAGAGAGTCGCGGAGGACCGTCTTTTGTCGTTCGTCATGCTCGCGGGCGTTGTTTGGATTCAAGTGGAAAGCCTTGTAGCTTGCCGATTTAATGGTGAGTCGATTCTTTCTTGCCATGGTTCCCTCTCTTTGGAAAGCTTTATTCTATACTTGGACACCGATCAAGAGGAGGATAAACCATGATTCTGTCAATGAGCGAAATTTCGGGACTCACAGGCCTATCAAGGAGCGTTGTTCATTCCTGGGTTTCCAGGTCGATCATTCCTTCCAGAGTTATCTTGAACAGACCTAGCAAGATCAGAACTTTCAGCGTTGACGGCTTTTTGGTCATGGCTTTGGCAAAGTTCCTCAGGGAGACGCTTCACGTCAAAGGTCCAGCGTTGCGAAAGATCGTAAGGGAAGCGACCAAAGAATTCAAAGAGGGCAAGGAGACCGTCTTGCTCGTGGCTTGCGAGGACTGCAATTCCACCCCGTTCGTGGGAGTAAACGCACAGCCAAAAACAGTAAAGCTGGGAACTCTATACGTTTGGAATCTAACCAAGCTCGCGGAGCTGCTTCAGGAAATGATCAACAACGACAAGCCCGAAACTCTGCCGCCGCCGCCGATCGTCGTCGAAAAGAAAAAAGGACAGTAGGCTTTCGCCAAACCTGCCCTCTTTCCCGACTCACCTAAAAAGGTTGGTCCAATCTTAACCAAAGCGCTCGCGGACTGCTACCACTTTGATCTTTCCGTTGCCCTTGCAACGGCGGCAAGGTTCAGGAATTTGAGGATAACTTTCAGCCATTTCAATCTGGTCGTGTATCCCGCTACCATTGCATTCATTACACTTAGAGAAACCTTCTCTAACTGGCTTTCTCACTGACATTATTGTCGCCTCCTATCCGATTCATAATTACAGAAATATCCTCGAAGCCACCACGCTTTTCTTCGACCTTCTTGGAAGGCGTCGGACGTTGTCGCGAAAGCTTCACCATTGACGCCCTTACCTCGTCGCCAAAGAGGGCACTGGTTTTCATTTCGGGTTTGCTTTCAAGCAATCGGTGCCACTTTTCCAAAGTAAGCTCTAAGGCTTTCCCTCGAAGCCCTTCAAAGGCGGCGGCTTGATAAAGCTCTGGGTGACGGTTCTTGAACCATTCTCGATCGTCTTTGAAAACCGAGCAAGCCTGGTCAAGAGCTGAATGGAAAGTTTGCAGCTGGCCGTCTCCATAATCCCTGAGCGGCTCCATTGAGTTTTGCGTTGGTTCGCCTTTCTTTTCTTGACGGTTTCGTTCAGCAATGCCGAGGGCGTTCCAGACCTTGTATTGTTCGTTTGAAGAAAAGGCGGCGGAAAGTGTTCTTATGAAGCCGTCAGGATTTCTAAACTCGCCGCCACCGTTCCGACAGTTTTCGTTTTTCTCCGCCACTCGTTTCTTGACCAACCAAGCAATTTGATCCTCTCTTGGCTGCCAGCCCTCAGGCATTTGACCCTGGTATCTCCAGGAAAGCTTTTGCTTTTGAGGTTGGTGTTTTCGGTGAATTCTTCTGACCTCTTCGACCTTCAAAGCCTTGGTTGAAATTGTCTTTTCAAGGCGGCGGCGAGCGTTCTCTATGTGAATCCTGACCTGGTTTCTAGACTCTTCCTGGGAGAGAGGCCGCCGCTTTATTTTGTGGGATTTTGCCGAGCGAAGCGAGGGAGAATCCCCCCCCCTACCCCCCCCCTTATCCCCAATCTTTCGCAAGAGTTGGAGAAGGGTCGGACGTTGTTCCCCTGGATTTCCTGGAACAGAGTCTTTTTGCGGGTTTGCTTGTTGTTTGGGACTCGTTCCCCTTTTCTGGTTCGTTGTTCCCCCCGTTTCCCTGTTGACCCAGTAAACGCTGGGGTTTCCGGTTGTTCCCCTTTGGCATTTTATGAAGCCTTTTTTTGCAAGGCGGAGGACTAAGTCGCGAGCGGTCGACTTGGTCAACCCTAGAAGCTTGGAGAGCTGCCGGTCGGACATTGAAACGCGCTCGTTGATCGTCATGTAGCGGCGGAACTTCAACTCGGCGGCTTTGGTCTTGTCGTTGGTGTTCACGGCTTGCCTCCCCTTTTCGACCTTGTCGCGGTTGTTCTCCGCCCTGGTCCCAAGAAAGAGGTGTTCTGGGTTCACGCAAGGCGGATTATCGCAACGGTGCAAAACGCATTTACCGTCCTCGATTGGACCATGGTGATACTTCCAAGAAGCTCTATGGGCGAGTTGTTCTTTTTTGTTTGCCTTGAATCGGCCATACCCAGCTCTTGTCGAGCCAGCTTGCCAGGTCCAACAACGGGAGGTCTTTTTGACCTTCGACCAAAAGCGGACCCAGGCTTTGTCAGGTATTACGACTTGAGATTTTGGCGGAATCATTTAAGCTGACCGTCCTAGTGATTGCACGTCACGAAATGGAAAGAAGCGCCCGAGCCCACCTCGGCGCTTTTTTTTTATACCCAAACAGCTGTTGAACAACAAACGCCCGAAACAACTCTTTTCGAGAAACCTTTCAAGGCGGCTTGTCCACTGCGCTCAACAGCTGATCACCAACGTCCGAATTTATCCACTGGGCCGAGCTTCAAAAGATTGTGAAGGTTCTGGCCGTAGCCGCTTTCGTCGGTCAATTCTCCGATCGCAGAAACAAAGCCCAGGAAAGTATCGAACTCGGTAGCGAACCTCATAAACCGCCGCTGCCTTGTTTCTCGGTGAGTGATACAGATCTGGAAAGGCATTGGAGCAATGCCGATCCAGGACGCTGAAATATCAAAGAATTCTGTCGGCCTGTATCCAACCTCCAAGTAACTAGCGTCTTTCCTCAGTGTCTGAAAAGTAGGCTCAGATATTGGATTGTTGCGGCGGTCTACAAAGGTCATTTCGCGGCCTTTCTTTTCTGGTTGTATTCAAAGCGTTTCAGTCCCTGCTCAAGTAAATAAACGCCGAAAACTGATCGGTTGTCAAAGCCGTTCTGACCAGCAAGAACCTCGATCTTGTTTGCCAGGGCAGTCGGGACCGAGAGTGTAAACCTCACTTTTACAAGTTCACGCTGCTCTTTTTTTGGACGACCAGGCGGCTTTGATCCTTCCCGACGAGTGTATTGACGCTTCTTTGTCTGTCCCAGCTTTTTAGCCATATCTAAGCCTTTCTTTTTTTTGGAAGATAACTTTTGCAACAATCGCGAGAGTATCATAAAACTTTGATCGGTATAAAACTTTTTTGCATTTACCTTTTTTGGAGGTTTCTCATGTTTCGCAAGTTCCGCCATGGATTCAGTCGCTCGTCTGTTGGACAGTGGTTAATGATTACCGGGGCAGCAAAGGTCGGCAAAACTCACGCCGCCGCCAGTCTTTATAAACACTTCGACCGCAAAGATATCTTCTTTGTTTCTTGCTTTGAAACTGACGGCTGGGTCACTGCCGAGAAGGTCGCTGGCGGCGAGATTTATGGCTTCGATTGTCAAGAGTTAATGGGCGAAAAGAACCCAATACAAACACTTTTCAAGATCCTCTCGAGCGTTGACGATTCGCAAAAAGCCGTGATCTTTGACTCCCTCGACGGAGCTTCACGTTGGTTCGAGTCCGTCTTGTTTCGCAGCTCTGCAAGGCGTGACAGAGAAACGGGAGTCGGCAAAATGGATAAGCCAGCTCACGGCAAGAAATTGAACTTTGTCCGCGAGCTGGTTATGGACGTCTTGTATCCGCTGACCATGCGAGGAATACACGTCGTTGCCACTTGCGGACTAGCGCCCCGTGAAATCCGAAACGGTGACGACACTAGAACCAGATACGCCCTGGACTTGAGCGGCCAAAATTCTTGGCAGGTTCCAAGATATTTCAGCGACGTTTGCCGCGTCGAAAAGCTCGGCCGAGACAACGAAAGACAATTGATCTTTTCCGACCCTTCCTCGGACGTTGGGAGCCGCCGAGGATACCCAGATCGAATGAAGGCGGAGGAACTCGGAAAGTTATTATTCGAGACGAAGGCGGCCCCGAGATCGGCCCCAAAAGTCGAGAGCGTCGACGACACAACAGGCGCAAGAATTGAAAGCCACTACAAGCTCACTCCAGACGATATAGCAGTCTTGGAAAAGCATGTCGGCAGATCGCCGTTCGAGGTTTCTGATTGGCATTATCGAGCCTGGGCCGCCGCTGCAAAAAGGCGAGAAAGTGGGAACCCAGTAACGGGTCACGATCGAGCCTTAATGCTTATCGTTCAATCGGTTCTTTTTGACCGCCAGGTCCAGAAGCTCCGCGAGCTTGGTATCAAGGACGACAATGGCCGCGAGATCGAAAGCCTTTCCGTCAATAAATTGATCGAGCTTTACAAGGCGAACAAGCCAAAAAGCCAAGCTCACAAACGGCCAAAACCGAGGCCGGAACAAACGCCAAAAAAGCCCGAGGCGGCGGAGCCTTCCAAACAAAAAGCTTCGCCAAGACAGCCAGGACACTCCGAAACCTCCGGAGCCGCCGCCAGGAATCGCTTAAGGCGTTGGGAGAAGGGTGAGGACAAAGAACCCAAAACGAAAGTAAACGTCGATTCCTGCCCTTACGACGAGCTTCAGGAGACGCTCGAAAAGGTTGACCATAAATGGGACCGCGTTTGCTCTTTCGGTCACGTCCAAAACTTGCCATTGAATGACCAACCGCTTGAAGCATTGAAGCTGATCAAAAAGGGATTGCAGCTCGCCGCCAAAATCGAAACAGCTGAAGACTTGAAGGCTAGCGAAATCGGCAAGGCTTACATTAAGATTGCTGACGCTTTGGGTCCGCAACAACCAGACGACCGAAAGAATGTTTTCAGGATTTATCTGAAGTCGAGAAAGGCAGTTGTTCCAAGAGCCAGGACTCTTGTTGCAATGCTGGACAAAGCTTCGCCTGAACTAGTTATTTCCTTTGCTAAAACTTTTTCCAACTGACCACCTAGAAAGATAATCCAATGACTGAAAGAAATGCCGCCTTGTGCGGCTTGTGGGAGCAAATCGCTGAATTCTGCTTCTTGAACCAAGACACCGAAAAGCCCTCGCGATCTATCAAATCGCGGGGGGAGTTCTTTTTGAACGAGCTTAAGATCGGCTTCAAAGAGTCGGACAGCTTCAAGGAAAGACTTGTAAAACTGAACGCCTGGATCAGCTCGCCAGACGATCCAAACAACGCCGAAAAGATCACTCTTTTGCCCGAGAAAAACGAGGTCAAAGTTTTCTTGGAATTGAAAGGCCGAGCTGACAAAGACCGCAAGCTGAAAGCTATCGGAATCATTCGCCGTCTCGGTTGCGAACCCTCTGAAAACTGGGCCGAAAACAAGAGGTTCCTGAAGACCGTCTTGAAGGATTGGGAGAAATACGGAACGACCCAGGCTCAAGAGGCCGCCGCCGATCCTGTCAATTGGTTTTACGACGCCCTTGGAGTCGTTGGAATAAAGCCGGAAGAGTGGGAAGCGGTCGACCACCAACAAGCAATCACGATTTACAGAGACGTGGTCCCAGGCGGCGAGAATCTGATCAGCTCGTTTTGCAATGCACAGAACCGAGTTTTGCACAAAGCCCTCGCGGAGTGGTTGATCACTAGCGGGAAGGCGAAGGAGCTGCGCCAACAGGTCGCTGACATGCTCGCCAAAGACCCTACGGTTTTGAAGCCTGGAGAGGTCGAAAAGCTTGTTCTCGATTGTGAGATCGACACAAGAAAGATCGACACCGACGACGAAATCAGGGCCCGCTTGGTTCAATGGATGGGGCCGCCGCCATGGGAGGACATTGAAGAGCCAAAGAAAGAAACGGCGGCGGCCCCCCTCGACACCGAAAGCTTGGACGACGACGACGACAATTTCGAGGAAACAGATCTCAGCGAGGAAGAGGCCGACCTGGCCGACTACCAGGAAAGATCGAGGTCGAGAATCCAAGACGACGAGGACGACGAGGAAGACGAACCACAACGTTCGCGAAAGTCTATTGTCGAGGATATTGTTTTGGCCGACGAAGAGGTTGAGCGGCTTGAGGCAAAGCTTGGCGTGATCAATAAAAAGCGGAGCGATATCCGCGACAAGATCAAGGTCAAGGAGAACGAAATCAGATCGCTCAGAAAAGAACTTCGATCTTTGCCGCTGTTCCGTTCAATGCTAGACGAATTGTGATCCCTACTCGATTGCGAACGATCAGGATTTATGCTCTTTGATCGTTCGCATGTTTTTTTAACCAACGAAAAAAAGGGAGGACCGGGCAACCAAAGGGGTTTGGAAATTGCCCGGTCCTGACAGGTGAATAAAATGACTGAAGCTCCCCAGGTCCAGACCACAAAAAAGCTTGATCCCTGGCCAAACGTCGACGAGATCCAAGCGATTATCATGACCTTTAAGAAAGCGAAAGCCTTTGTCGAGAATTATCGGCTGGACGCCAGACATAACTTGCGGCGAAACCAGGACACCGTCCAAGTGATCTTTGACGACGGGACGACCTGGAGCCTTGAAAGATCCAGATTCGAGAACGCTCCAATGATCGCCAAGTTTTTTGCAGAAGCCTTCGAGAACCTCGATATCATGCTCTGCAATATGAACTTGGCACAGAGGGTTTACGACGGACGATACGCCGCGACCTTGGACGACCTATGCGAGCGTATCGCGATCCATGAAGAGCTTGCGATCGTCCCAGATAACTTCGTAGAGGCCGCCGCCTACTTTTCTATAGAAGGGCGGGAAGGTTGGAAGCACCCGCTTCAGGTCGAGCTTTTGGAAGGGGCCGCCACTTGGCTCCCCACAGTTTCCGGCCTTACGAGAGATTGGCTAGCGAAGGCGGCTTTTAAAGTCAGAGAAGCGCAAAGCTAGCAAACAAGCCTATCAGCGATAAATTGCCCGGTATACCGTCACGGTATATTCGGGCTTTTTTTTGTTCAGGCGGCGGCTTTCTTGAACGGCTCCAGGAGTTTTTTAGAAATATTCCAAAAAAACTTTTAGCCCGCTATCAGTGAGTAGGGGCCTGTTATACCGTCACGGTATGGTCAGGCGAATGTTTTCTTCCACGGTATCTCTTGACCCTCTGGACAGGTCGGGTATTCTGAGGTCATCGAAGCAACGAAACGATTCAAACCAACCAACCAACCACGAAGGAACTCACCATGTTATTAAACCTTGAAGCGCGCAACAACGTCCTCGATTGTTCTTACTGCCTCGACGCTTGCACAGACGGCGTCAAATGCGTCGATTGCGGAGTTGTTTGTCACGTCGATTGTCGCGACGAATTCCGAGGCCAAGGTCGCTACTCCGCTGAACGTCGTTGTTTGAACAGAACACTTTGCCGAGCAGACAACGCCAACTATGTCGAGTATCACCACAACCCAGAAGCAGGACCAGTCGAATCAATCACGACAGAAACCGTCACCGTCCCAGGTATCGAAGGCGTTCGTCAATCTTTCGGCCCAGCTTCAATCGTCTCGATCGACCGTTCAAACAAGCGTAAGTGGAAGGTTTTGATTCAGCTCACAAGCGGCGGCCTTTTGCTCTGGACCGCAACAAACAACCCAAACAGAAAAGGCCGAGTCGGTCCTCGCAAGCCGATCTACACCGAAGGCGAAAGCCTTGTGATCACAGATATCACAGCCACCACAATCGAAAACACCGAGTTCAACGGTCAACCAGTTTCCGTCGTTTCCCGCGTTCGCCTTTCTTGAGGCGAACGTTCAAACCCTTTTATTTCACCGACTCACCAAAAAGGATTCACACCATGGATACAAGACTTTCCCAACTCAAACGCCGCCTTTTCGCGGGTGACTTTTCCGCCGCCGCTCCATACCTCAACGAGTTGACCAGATCGAGCGGGAAGGTTCAATTCTCTATCCTTCCCGCCGTTTTGAACGCCCTTGTTATCCATGCCTCTAAGACCGAGCTGGCCGTAGTCGACGGCGAGCAACAAAAGTATCGGACCAAGGCGAACGAGGCGCTTCACGTCGACCTCAGCGAGTCTCTCGGGCTTGCCCTTGGAACCGGGACAGTTTGGCTTTCACCGCTCGGAATCGGCGCAGCATACGATTTCCTCGCCGCTCAACAGTTGGTTGGTTCAAGAGAGTGGCGCGAGGATTGTCAAGCATTCACAGCACAAGCCGCCGCCGTCCTCGGTGGCATGGAAACGGCATATTCCTGGGGTGAAACCTGCAAGGGTATGGACCGCCGCGAAAACAAGTTTACTCCAAAGCTTTCCCTTGACCTGGGCGACGTTCAAGCCGCCGCCGAAGAGTCAAAGACTTTCACAATCACTATCAAACCTCGGGCCTGAAAACGGCCCAGAAAGGCTTTCAAGATGAAAGAACCGATTACTCTAGAAATGGCACAGGCCGCCGCCGATTACTGCCTGAGACAAGTCACTGTAAAGTCGTTCGTGAAAACAAAAACCACCGAGGATTTCGTCGCTATGCGCCTTGGTGGAATCTCTGGCAACGGTCAAAAAACCGCTTACCTTCAACGCAACTCTGAGCTTGAGGAAGAATTCTTCGTGTTTCGCTGGGAGTCAATCGTGATTCCTATGTATTGGCAATCCAAAACCAACAAGTTCAGCCACTCACCCGAGCCGAAGATCACGGTCAAAAAGCGCCCTATCGTTGTGGGCGAGTATTACATTCACAAGGGCGTGAGAATCGTCACAACAGAAAGCCAAGAAACACCTGAGGGAACGGTTTTCGTTCGCTTGATCGAGAACCGTTCTTGGTCCGCCGTTTACGTCCTAGCAAGCGACCTTGAACGCTTGGGCATGGATAACTTTGACAGCTTCAAGGAAACAATCTGACTCACTCTGACCACCCTAGAAAGGGGTTCCTGTGTTCCATAATTCCCGCCACTTTCGGCTATCTCAAATCGAATCAATCGAAGAGCTTTGCGACGCGACCTGGGAGTATATAAATTGCCCTTGCACAGCCTTCCAGCTCGGTGACTTGATCCTGGCCTGTGACGCGACCGGCCCAGACGGAGCCCAAGAATGGGCGGCGTTCGTCGCTTCCAAAAAGATCCAGGTCGAGAGCTTCACCGTCTCTTGGATGAAAAAGAAAGAGTGGCTCAATCAGCTACACCGCTTGGTCGGAAAGATCAAAGGCGGCGAGTCGTTCGAGTGGCAAAAAGAGACCATGCCCATTATCGACGAGGTTCACGCCCCTTGCTATTGGTGCCGATAAAATGACGGAAATCTGCGTAGGTTGTGACATGAAATCTTTCCCAGGTGAGGAGTTTTGCGCTCCTTGCCTGGTCGCAGAGATTCGCTCGGAAGAGGAACAGCGCCCGTTCAGCGTTTGCCTTGTTTGCCGCCAGGTGAAGCCATCGGAGCAAGTCGATCGCCGTTCAGGTGAATGCTACCATTGCCGCGAGTAGGTTAGATTTTATGCGTATAAGATAAGCTTCAAAAACATTCATTCGGCTATCATGACCCGCGAGACCTTTCGCGGGTCATTTCATTTTTTCCGCGCTTAAACCTTGCGCGATTTCTGGAGAGCGTGGAGCCTGGATATGAGTGGAGACAACAGCGAGATCATTGAACTTCGGATGAGAGTCTCAGCTCTGGAAAAGAAGGTCGAGCATATGGATACGATCCACCAAAGCTTAAACAAGCTTGTAATCGTCTGTGAAACCACTAGCGAGGCAGTCAACACGATCGCGAAGGAAACGCGGCGGCTCAACGAAAAGGTCGGAGTCCCGGCCCAGGGAGCCCAGCCGTTGTCAACTCAAATTTACGGGATAGCGAAGGATCTTCGAGGCCTGGACGCGAAGGTTGACCAGAACCGAAACTCGGCAAAGCATGACCTGAGCAGAGTGAAAGACGAGCTGGGCGGCCAGGTCAACAACCTCACCGAAAAGGTCGCCAAAGCTGACAACGAAATCCAAAACCTCAAGATCCATGACGCCAAGCATACGGGAGCCGAAAAAGGGGCGGACGCGTCCTGGCAAAAAGTCGCTTTCTGGATCGGCGCAGTTCTTACTATTCTCGGGCTTTTAAGCGGCCTGATCTTTGGAATACTCAGCGCCATAAAGTAAAGTTCCTAAAAAACTATTGACCGCCGCCACCTACGAACCGATAAGGGGGGAAGACTCACTTCTTTGAAAGGTTCACGACATGGCAAGCGGTATTCTGATAGTTCCCTCCAATTGCTTGGAGCTGCTCGAAAAGCTCTATCCCACTGACCACGAAGCAGTCTGTTATTTGCTCTGCTTCGAGGACGACCTGGGAAACCCATCGCGGTATCCATTTGGCCGCCGCCCTGGTCATTATCTCGGAACAACAACCAACCTGATTCAACGATTGAACACCCATTTCCACGGAGACGGGGCAAGGCTTGTCGAGGTCATTCAAGACCACGGATTGAGCTTTTCCTTGGTTCGTCTTTGGGACGGCGGACACGATCGCGAGCGGGCTCTAAAAAGCCGCAAGAATCACTCTCGTCTTTGTCCGCGTTGTCGTCGTGAACACAACAAAAAGCGGCGGCTCCGTCGCGAAACTAGAAAGGCTTTTTGAAATGGATTGGTTCCCCTGGAATAAACGGGTCAGCGATTGCGAGGATCGAGCTATTCGATTCCATGTTCGCTGTTGTCTTAAATTCAAGAGAGAAGTGGAAATTATTTATGCTCAGGTCCACCGCTCTCATGGCTTTCGAGAGTGTGTTGACAAGGTCGTAGCTGACGAGCTGCAAAAGGCGAAAGCCGAAACAAGAAAGGCTTCACAATGAACGAAGAGATCAAAGCTTTGGAGGAGGTCGCGGCGGCCTCTCCTCTGTTCACGCCAGACGATTACCATACCGTTTGCATTTATTGCCGCGTCCAAGACTCAGCTATGGGAGTCAAGCATTTGGACGATTGCCTCTGGACCAGAGTTGTTTCTTTGGCGGTCAAGCCAAGGCCGGTTGGTCAGTTGAATGACAGCAAGGCGATCGAGCAGATACTCGACGTTTTGAACGAGGCTTGTTCGGCTTCACTGGCTTTCGATCAGATCGCTGATATCGTTGAAAAGACTGGAAGGAAATTGAAGAAATGAAAACTGAACTCACCAAAAAAGAACAAGTCCAGCTCACGATCATGAGGAAGGCTTCAGAGGCTCGAATGGTTGCCTTTGAAGCGGCAAAGGAAATCATTCCAGGATTGACTGAATTCCAGTTCAAAGCCATGACTCGGGAGCTGGACGATTACAAGTATTTGATCGAGTTTTCTCGCAAGCTTGAAAGGTCTGGAATGGGAGGCGCAGGGCGGCAAAGAATGACGCAGCGGCAAACAGATATCAAGCGGGAAACACGACAGCACAAAGCCAGGGGATCGAGATACAGTCCTATCGTCCGTCGACAAGATCGCTAGTCACGTCAATCCACAACCTTGACCGCTGAATTTCGCGAGTCAAAGAGGCGAAATCGCTGACCGAGAGAGTCACGATTTCGCCCTTTTTTTTAAGCTTGATCTTCGACAAATTCTGCCGCTGTGGTTTCGGTGGAAGTATCAGGCCCCGAGTCGTCGGTTTCGGCTGGGGTTTTGGCTTTGTCTTCCTGCAGATCGAACACGCCGAGAACGGTATCGTCAGAGCGATCGCCAAGAGAGCTGTCAGCAAACTTTGCCAAAGCCTCCCGCGATCGGTCGACTTGATCTTGCAAAGCGATTCTGTCGGCTCTCTCGTGGTCCAGGTTGGCTTTCGTTTCACCATGTTCAATACCTTTGTTCCAGGCGTAAAAGAGAGCGGCGGCAAAGACTGAAATTATCAAGGCCGACGAACCCAAAGAAATGACAGCGAGAGTCGTGGCACTCATACCGAGGGAGCCTCTGTATTTGGTTTCTCTGCCGCCGCCTTTGCCTTTTCCTTGGTGGCGTCGGAAACTGCCTGAGAGCCAAGATAGGCGGCTGTCAAAGTGGTTATGTATTGGGCGACAGTTTCAACGCCCTGGGTCAAGTCTTCAGGCTTCAGCTCAACGCCGAATTTCGTGGCGACCAGGCCCGCGATCCAGGTGGCGACAATCGACAAAATGCCGACTATCAAAGCCTTGAATTTCTTGGACTCAATGAAGGTCTTCAGTGGCGACTTGGCGGCCTCCCAAACGAGGGACAAAGCGCTTTCTTTCTTTGGTGAGTTCTGGGTCATATCGTCCTGCCTTTGACAGTGATTGTTTCCTTGTTGTTGTCGTTGTGATTCAAGATCAAAACTTGTATCTCGAACTTGGACAGCGTTACAAAGCCGAAGTCCAATGACACAATCTGCAACAAGCTTAGAGCCGAAAAGGTTCTTAAAACCTCGAAGCTGATATTCTCGTATCTGGAGCCTGTTCTTTCCAGTAGGAAATCACCAACCTCTTTCGCCAGGTTTCCGTCTTTCAGGATTGGGAGGTCCAGGTTTTGCCTTCTCTCGCTCGAAACTGGCGGAACAGAAAGCTCGAAAGAATCCTCGAAACCGTCTTTGTCCGTTGCCTTAAATCTCACGTCGTAGGCGTTCACGATAGAGCTCTCTGCGTCGACTCCTCTCAGAGTTGGCAAGGGCGAATAAATGTCCTCCCTGGTAACAATCACACCGCTTGCAGGATTGTTTGACTCTACCTCGAGGAAAACCAGGAACAAGACGCCAGCGTCGTAAACTGCTCTGAGCCTGGACTGTCGCGAGATAGCCTCGACGATATCGAATAGCTCCAAGTTCCTGAATGATCCCGATATCTGGGAAGGAATGAAACCTAGCGCGGTCTGCCTCGCGATTGCGTTTGCAAGGGCGGCGGCGTCGATCGTGCTTGCTGGATTATTGCCGAGCGTTGGGGCCGTCCAAAGAGTGTTGATAATTCCTGCAGGGGTTCCTTGAATTCCGCTGCCATAATCCGCGACGATCTTGTCTGGCAAAACGTCTTGATCTGGGTCGTAAACAACAACTAGCGAGGCGTGATAAACAAGAAACTCGTTCGTTCCTGCTGGCTTGTCTATCTGGACGATATAGCCTCGAAGGTCGTCCCAGTCCAATACCTGCGAGGTCACGTCAAACTGGTTGATAACCGAGCCAGCTGTTTCTGTTGGATTCGCTTGCGTGTAATCAATTTCGAGCCAGCCCTCGAAGAAATTCCAGGGGCCGTCCTCGATACCCTCGATCTGGCAAATAATGTTTTGTAGATCAGCGACCGTTCGCCCAGCTCCTCCGTTGATAAGCCATGGCGTCGTTCCGTCAATCGTGGCGACCTCTGTGGCGATCGCTCCCGAGCTTGCGAAGATACCAGGACCAACGATCAAGGCCAGCAAGTTATCAATGACCTGAATCCTTGCGATCGAACCAGGCAGCTCTGTTCCGCCGCCGTGCTTGAACTTGAATCGAACGCCTTGAAGAGTTGCGGCTGGGTCAATGCTTGCAGGAATGATCGGCCCAAAGTAATCGAGTCGACCGCAAGAAATAGCCGGCGGCAAAGACAAACTGATACTTGAAAAGACTGAGGTATTTAGGTCTCCGTCATTCAGCGCTGGAACGTCGGCAGGGTCAATCCTGGAATCGTTTCCAATCAGGCCCGAGTTGTTTGCTGTGACGTTTCCAAAAAGCAAAGTCTCCCCCGTTGTCGGAGCTGGGGGAGCTTGAACGTCGACAGCTCGGCGGCCTTTCTTTTCACCGATCTCTAGAAAGTCAGGATCAATCTGGTCTGTCGGTGCCAAAGCTCCAATGATCGGCAAAGGACCAGGGACGGCAGCCCTTACGATCGAGCCTCCAACGTCGAAGCCGCTCTTGTTTCCCGAGTGGTCAATCTGGATCAAAACCTTGTGAATCCTGCCCTTGTCCTTTTGGTCCAGAGACGTGGAAAGGGTCAGGGTTCTTTGAAGGGCTCCGAGAAAGTCAGCTGAATTCGCCTCAGTGTAAGAAGGCGAGCGGCCCGCAGCGTTCAAAGGATTGTCTGCCGAACCTACCGCAGTGTCAAACTCCACAGCGACCAGGTCACGATCTCCCTTCACCTCGCGGCCGATAGGAGGCGTGAGCCACTGACCAAGAAATAAACCCGAAACAATCGCTTGAAGAGGCGGCGAAGGCAGGAGGATTTCTTGCTCGTCGTTCAGCTCGATCCTCACGTTGCTGATTCCAGTGCCGACTACCCCTGACGAATCTATCGCTATCGTGAAGGTCCGATCCATGAAAACGATTTCGCCCTCGGCGTGTTCAACAGGATTCGTCCTCGTGATATCGAGAGTCTTTGTGAGAGCGGTAACAGAGGTTACTTGGACGCGTTCGCGACCGATAAAGCAAAAGCCGACAGTGAAGCCGTCAACGCTCTCCAGGACCACTTGAGCCGCCGCTCTATCAATTTCGATATCTAGCTTTGACTGGATTAAATCCTCAACGACTTGAGGCCTCGTGTTCTCGACGTCTCCGACATTGACCGCGACGTCTTTCCCAGCGTCAGACTTTCGAGCCAGTGGGAAATCAATCGTTGAAACTTTCTTTCCAAGCTTTCTTGAGGCAAACTTTCGCAAGTCGACAAGCTCAATCAAAACCTGCTGTTCATTGATATCGCGGCGGCGGACTCGACCTACAAAGATAGTTTGAATTACTGAAGTAACCTGGTCAAAAGTCTTGATCGTCACGACCTTGTTTTCAATTGGGTCGGCCAGGATCGCGGCCCCGAAAGTTTGACCGCTTGCTGCGTTTCTGTCGTTCAATACAGTGAAGCTCGCGGAGCTTCTCATTGTCAATGAACTCCTCACGATCGCGTTGTTGAGCTTGATCAGTAATTCCTCGTAAAAAGTAATTCCAATCAATCGCTCATTGGCGGCCAAAAAAGAGGGACCGCTCCAACCTGCAATCTCAATGAGTAGTTCAATTCCATTCATTATCTGTCAATATCCCTGAAGAGTGAAAACTTCACTGTGGTGTGATCGTTTAGAGTGTCTTGGCTCGAATAACTGCCGACCACAAAACGCATGTTTTCGTAGCTTATTTCGTCCCAGAATCTGTATGGTCTGCCGCACTCAATTACAGTTCCTTGAATCACGTCACCACAACCGACCAGGTTCCCGTCGACAGTGTATCCAGCTTTCAAAACCTCGGAAGACAAAGCCGGTCCAACAAACTCGAAAGCCTCCTTGGATTCAAAGACTACGTTTCTGTAAAAGTCTTCGACCTGGTCATAAAAGGCGTTTGGAATATGCTGCAAAACCAGGTCGAGGACCTGGCGCTTTATCTTGTTGTCAATGATTTTAGTTCTGCCCGCAACGTTAATCAGAGCCGTTTGCTGAAAACTCGTTCGCTGAGTGTTCTGCAAACGTGGCTCTGAGTCAATGGTGACTGTCCGCGTCGGGTGTATGAAAGAGATCATGGCGGCGGGTCTCCAATCAGGGGAAGGTTGCGAGCGGTTGACCACTGATCCTCAGTGATTACAGCATTGGTATTCAATGAGTTTGCAAACGTCTCTGAATTGGCGAGTTTCCAAGCGATCGAGGTTTGAAACCTTTCCGTTTCGTCTTGAATTAAAAGCCATTCAGCTTCTTTTGCAGCGACGATTGCTTTGTCGTTGACGAGCTTGGAATTCGCCGCCGCTTGCAAGTCAGCGAAATCACGATATTCAATGACGTTCGCTGGCTCTTCGACCCAGTCGAAATCCTCACCATTGACGTTGACAGTGTGAGTTATTTCGTCCTGGTAAAGCTCATAGCACCAAGCTAGCAAGCCGTTTGCAATGTCAACGACTTTCTCGGAAACACCCCACGAGTGATTATATTTCTCATGGGGTGAACCTGCTACTTTCCAATCTCTTGCTGGCATGTCATTCCTCTCAATCCGCGAGCTTGATAACTGCGACCATGTTGTCTTGAACTGCGCCGTTATAACCGTCGTTCGTGTCGTCCCTGAGGGCGAGCTGGCCGGTCCCGTCAAAGCCGCCGACAGTTATCATTGTGACAAGCTTGAAGCCGCCGCCTGTGTTGTAATTCGATCGACCTCGGTTGACCTGGGGATTCGCTGGAATATTCCATTGCATTGAGCCAGCGAAATTCCCTCGCTGCTTCATGATCATTGAAATGAAAAAGTATTTCCCAGGGACCGGGATATTGATCAGGTTTTGATTGACGGCGTCGACTTCAATCGAGCCGCTTTTAATCTCAAATGCTTTTTGAAATCTGTAAGAATTATATGGCAGGACTCCAGCGCCTATCATCGCGTCGCAAGGAACCATAAGGATTTGAGGGACAAAGCTAGACTGTGGAGTCCATTGAAGTCCAGGGGCCCCAGCGATCCTTTGCAAGAATGAACCAACAGCTCCGCCTGGAAGAATTGTAGGAACCCCTGGCGTGGCAGTTCCAATTAAGAGATCTGCCAATCCGCCAGGGAAAAGCGAACTCATTAAAGCGCCAGCTGCCGAAACATTGGCGGAGTCGGTCACGTCAGCGTTATCCTCAATACCTAGAAGCTTGGTTATGTGGAATGGAGTTGCATGTCCTGGGCTTATGTTCGTAGCTGCTGGCATTGAAATAATTGGATCTGTTGCCGTTCCGTCGTTCTGGACTGGAGAGGTCACGGCCAAGCTATTTACACCAGTCGAGGCGAGGTTCCTCACTCTTTCCTGTAGCTGGTTAATGAATTGAATTGTTCCGCCAGTTGTTTGAACTTGAGCCAAAACGATCGTGTCCAGGTTCGTCGGAATCGAAGGTAAAACAGTCGGCAGCTTGAAGGCTGGGTCGTTGTAATTGTTTACCTCCAAGCAAACATATTGCAAGGCATTGTCAACAAGAACCAGGTCAGCGACTGGGTCCCAGAGCTGGAATCCTCCACTGACCACAACCGTTCGACCTGTGACGTTGACCTTCAATCCTCCCGAGGGAGCTGCGTAAACCGCTCCTCCTGGCATGAATTTATTCATTGTCACGGGTTCGTATGGAGTTCCAGTTTCAAAGAGGCCGCCGCCTAAACCGTTGCTCATAATGCCTCCTGCCCGAGCGTCCTGGCTCGTTGCATTTCCTGCATGA